TGCGACGGAACTGGCCGTCGCAATTAACACATTTACTGACTATCGGATTACCTTTAATCATTGATCCTCCTATTCCAATGAGTAGATTTAGTTACGGTGCCATCCAAGTGTCTAGTGGTATAAATATCTTTTTTAAATTTTACCTTCATCACTTTAGTTAGCATGCTACGAATTGACGATGATATGTCTTTATATTTTTTACCATCTTTGCTTACATCTACATCATAAAGAAATGCAAATTTTGGGTTGTCTGTTTTTTCAGTATAATAATCACCTACAACAACAACCTCATCACCTGCCCATCTACCAAGATAGTTGTGACCTTCAGCATCTCCACCGCCTCGTCGTTCGTTGCCTTGAGCAATAGAGAGAAGATACATAACATCTCCCATACTGCCCTCAAAGCCAACACCCTCAAGGTGTTTGGCTCCTAATCCAATTTTATGTGGTTCAACATATTCTTTTTTAGTTAGATTAACTAATTTATGATACTGTCCCATTATTGATCCTCCTGAACATTATCATCAGCATTTATAACCTCATCTATTCCACTTATGACAAGGTTATCTTCATTATGATCTTCATTTAACTTTATGGAGTCAAGAATAGCTTTTCCTCCTTTAGTCATGTGATAAGTAATATCTACCCATCTACCCCAAAAAGTATCAGTGCTAAAAGCACACACCCATCCTGCATCCGAAGGCGTTGTTGCAATGCCTCCTTTATGAAAATGAAACTCATATTTTGGGTTTCCATTAGAAGAGTTATTTAATTTTTTAACTCCTGAAACCTTTATATTTATAATCGATTTTTTATTTCCTTTTTGATATTTAATCATTATTGATCCTCCTTAATTAATTCTGCAGTTGCGCCCCACTCATCACCGACTCTAAAAATATTTGGAGTTGAGCTCCAACCTTTACTAAAACAAGCCCACGCGTCATCATCTTCATATCTTTCTTTAAGATTAAAAGAATTTAAAATACGTGAACGACCATTGCCGTAATTTGATGGTAAAAACTTTTTGCCACCAAACAACACCTGTTCATCATCATGTAAAAGCCATAAAGCTTTATCACCATAACTATATTGATCTTTAACCCAAATAAGTTTTGCTTTAACACGACGATCTAATTCATATAAACCTAAGAAACTATCTTTACCTAGGTTCTCACAAATATTTGCTTTAGCATCATCAAGACTTGAAGATGCGCTAAGGCAAGCTTGAGATAAAAAACCATCTGTATCTGATCTTTCCCAACTTACTTGTTCTTTAGTTCTAGACTCAATTGCAGTTTGTTTAAATTCTTCTGCTTTAGCTAACCAATCTTTTTTAGTTAAGTTTTCTCTATTAAACATTTTATTTCTTTCTATTTGTTAATGCCTTACTTATATAGTATTTTATAATATTTTAAAACATTTATCTGATTATTGGCTGTTTTCTGGGGTTTCTAGGGCCTCTATTATTTGTCTAATCCATGAATTTTCATCAATCATTTCAAAGTACAACCACGTACAATATTGATCACTCAAATTACCTTGTAGGAATTCATCATACCTGCAGTCGCGCATGAAGGTTTGGTAAGGCGTATGATAAACATAAAGGTAACAACATACGCCCACCGTGATACACGCGACCACCAACTTAATCATCTTTTTTATCTGGAAGAGGATTAGTTGCTTTATCGATATCTTTCATATCGTCTTCACGCCAATAGATATCTTTTTTTCGCTGTGGATGATTAATAATTTTTTGAAAAGCCACATGAAAGTTTGCTACCCAATTACTTAATTGAGATTTATAGCTTTCATATCTCTCTTTGAATTTCTTTTCCCCGTCAGGATAATCAAGCCATCCAATCTTTAACGGATCAAAAGTTTTCTTTCCTTCAGCATAATTAGAGTAATATAAGTGATCTAATTGATCAAAAATATTCTCTTTAACAAGCTTATCGATTTGATCGAGCCTATCATAAATAGACTTATCTTTTTCTGCTTGACGGAAATCTTTAATTGTTTTTTCTGCCTCATCTAATTTTTTAGATAACTTAAAGTTTTTAACCTCGAGTGATCTAAAGATAATATTAAGGATCTCCGCTTGATTGATGGTAAAAGACTCAGAGAAAAAGTTTTTGATTTCAAGTTTATTTTCGTCCCACTTGTTTTCATACATACCAGTTACATTAATATGGCGTATTAAATCTTGTTTGGAGGGTTCATTAATATCTCCAACAAAATCATTCACATCCCATTCATCAGGATCAATTCCTTTACCAAAATTAAGAGGTAATATTTTTTCATGATTAGTATTATCATACCATGAATAATCACCTAAAACAGAAGCAAGCTTCTCTGTATCAGTATTAATGCTCCGCGTTTCGTGATCAAGCGGTTCTCGCCATTCCTCCTGATCATACGCTTCAAAATTTTTTTCGTGATCCAGCTCCTGATAAACAAAATTGATCAGGAACTTTTTAAAAAATAATAAGTCTTTTTTTTCTTCTTTCTTTTTAACCATGTTTCCTCCTAAAAGTTAAAGTCGTAAAATTTTCTTGGTTCATTTGCTAGTGTGTACTTATTACCACCAGTATCTTTCCATTCACCGCTCTTATGTTGGCGAATATAAAACGAATGATTATTTGTATTGGATGTAATATCCCATTTTTGTTTATGTTGATCAGCAAGGTGACCTGCAAAGCCTCCATCAAACCATTCTTTTTTCCATTCAAGCTCTTTACAATCAAGAGCTCGGATAACTATTTTTTTGTCTGTTTTAATTTCAACCACCTCAAATGGTTCGACGTCCGTGTAACCGTGTTTGTTAGCGTATTTTTCTGTAATCATTGTTAACCCACCCTTCTTGCTATTACTTTACATTGAGTTAAATTTTTAGCGTGTGCTACATAATCAAAAGTTGGAAAATCATAAGACTCTAATAAATCATTGTAAGTAACAACTTTCCAATTATGATTGTATGAATCTTTTTTAATTTTAATAAAACGAAACTTAGTATTCTCGACTTGAAACAAGTAATCATTTCTATAATTCAAACCTCTTACTCTTGATAGTTTAGAAATAAATTTATTCATAATCTTTCTCCTAACAGTTTTCTCTTATCCATGCTTTTGCATCAGCAATAGTATTTACAGTTTCTAAAGCACCTATATCATCTGAATTACTATCAATAATATTCCAAGCACTGTAACCTAGATCACCATACATATTGCCATTAATAAGTTCATATTTTTTTTCTTTATATGTAATTTGATAAAGACAATACTTACCTTCTTTACCTGTGTTAGTTATAGTCAGTTTATCCATAATCTTTCTCCTTTATGTTTATATAATAATTTATAATGATTTATAATATATATACAATACTTATCGATATTATGGCTGTTTTCTGGGGTTATTTAAGGGTACAGTTTCCCTCTTCATCGACCATTAATATGCGTATCTTGAGTTTCTTCTGGAGGTCTGTTGGTGTGCGTGTAATGAGATATCCTTTTAATGCTCCTGACTTGCGTGTGCTTGTTGATTTAACATCGACTAATAATATTTCTCCGTGCTCATTGATCCCGATTAAATCGCATGGACCTAAGCGCGAGAAATTATCAAAGACATAGTAACCTTGATCCGATAGAAATTTAATTGCTTGGATGTGCGATATGAAACCTTTTTGATGTTTTCTATTCACTTGATTAATATAGCATCAGTGATGATACGTGTCACGTGGTCCGTGGTTCACCTTACACTACTTACACCTTTTCCGACCCCTTTTAAAAAAAAATTTTTTAAAAACGAAATACTAGTGTAAGGTGTGTCAGGTAGACAAAATAATCGTTTGTTTAAGCCATAAACTACCTTACACTTGTCGAGTTTTAGTAGTGTAAGCCTGACACTAGTAGTGTAAGGTAAAAATATTGATTGGCAGAAAACAGCCATTTTGTTCTTTGCACCACGAGGAAAATAATTTATATGTTGATTTATAAAGAGGGTTAGAAATAGTGTATTATGGTTAAAATAATTGACGGAAGAAAATCACGCAAGCTAACACCAATGCAATTACGATTTGTTTATGAGTTCTGCACCAAAACATTAATGGGTTTGCAATCTGCATCTGAGTCTGCACGCAAAGCAGGATACTCTGACTCTGCAGCTAGAAGATCTGCTTGGGAGTTACAAGATCCAAAGAAATATCCATTAGTTGCTGAGGCCATCTACGATATGAAAAAAGAATTAGCAGATAAGTATTCTGTTAATATGGATAAGCATGTTGCTAGGCTTGATGATCTCAGTAAAAAAGCTGAAGACGAAAAACATTATGCGGCAGCAATCAATGCTGAGGCTTTAAGAGGCAAGGCTGCAGGATTGTATGATCCAACAATAAGAATGGAGAGTGCTGTTGAGAACTTACCGCGCGATCAACTATTGCAAAAGCTAAGTGAACTACAACGTAAAGGAATTCCAATTGTTAATGAAGAGAATGTCATTGAACAAGAAGAGACTAAGCCTGAACCAAAACTAATTGAGCAAGAGGATTAAGTACTGTTAGGTGTAAACATAAGTGTTTCAAGACACCACGTTTCAACATGCACTGCAGAGTATCCTCTATTCAATGCACCTTCAATTGATTGGTTCTCAACATATATTCTTTTTGCTTCACATGTTTGCTCATTCATAAATAGTTCTGCACTATATTTTACACTTGGCCAACCTTGTAATGACATTGCTGTAACGAGTAACCAAACCTTAATCATGCGTATCTGTGCTTTTTAAAAAAATAATCATACTAATTTTGTAACATGAAAGAGTCATACTTTGTTAAATTAATAAAGAAAAAGCTTACTATTTATAACTGGTTGCGCATTGAGACTACAACCCTTCATGGGTTCCCTGATATGATTGGAGTTGCTCCACGTTTAGATACGATCTTCATTGAGGCTAAAGTTGCAACTGGTAACAAGATCAAGCTGAGTCCACATCAAATATCAATGAACATTAAATTGTGGAAGGAGACTGGAGGCTGCAATTACATATTGGTTTATCAGCAACACGCGAAGCACCTTCCCCCAGAGATAATAAATCTATATGAGGGAAGGCTTTCGCTAGATCTCTCACGAAACGGTGTAAACGAACCGCCAACGAGGGAAGGTTGGGGTACTATATCTAGTTATCTTGAAAAAGTTCACGGTTCGCGCCTCACGAAAAGCGAGGAAATCTGCGGTAAAACAGGATAAGGTACGATAACTACAATTATCGTACATTGGTAATCGTGGGAAATCTGCCATTAATCGCGAAAAACGTTAGGGTACCTGTGAATTATGAAAAAAATGGCGGAAAACCGCGGATACCCAACCCCTAAAAACGCCACGCGCTCTGGTGCGCGAGGTGCTCTAGCGCATGTTTCAAATTTTCAGCCACCAATTTTTCATATGAAACACTTTTTTATAGGGTATACCCCTTTTTTTTAGTATAAAGAGGGTAGGAGTCCCAATGGATCAAAAAAATAATAAATTTGAAAAGTATTCGGACGAAGAATTAAGGCTTTTATTAGCAATTGCGATGCAGGATGATGCAGCCAAGGCAAAAGATAGCTTTATGCACTTTGTTAAAATGGTCTGGCCTGAGTTTATTGATGGATATCACCACAATGTAATGGCTAAAAAATTTGAAGACATAGCATCTGGCAAGTTAAAGCGATTAATTGTTAATATGCCACCAAGACACACTAAATCAGAATTTGCTTCGTACTTGTTTCCAGCTTGGTTGATGGGTAAGAAACCAAAAACAAAGATAATCCAAGCAACTCACACAGCAGAGCTCTCATATAGGTTTGGTAGAAAAATGCGTAACCTTATGGACGACGAAGGATACAAGAAAATATTTAAAGATGTTCGATTACGTGCAGATAGTAAAGCATCGGGACGTTGGGAAACAAATCATGCAGGAGAATATTTTGGAGCTGGTATCGGTGGTGCTATTACTGGACGTGGTGCAGATCTATTGATCATTGATGACCCTCATTCAGAGCAAAGTATAAGTGAAACTAATTTTGATAATGCATTTGAGTGGTATATGTCAGGACCAAGGCAACGTTTACAACCAGGTGGAGCTATAGTTGTCGTAATGACACGTTGGTCGGAGCGCGACTTGACGGGCCGTTTAATAAAACAACAAGCAGAAACTAAAGCGGACCAATGGGAGGTAGTAGAGTTCCCTGCTTTACTTCCAAGTGGTAAACCTATTTGGCCCGAGTATTGGAAACAACAAGAACTAGAGTCTATCAAATCAAACTTACCTGTTATGTCGTGGGAGGCGCAATATCAACAACAACCAACGTCTCAAGAAGGAGCGATTATTAAACGCGAATGGTGGAAGATGTGGGATAAAGAAGATATGCCTCAACTAGTTCATATTATTCAAAGTTATGACACCGCCTTTAGTAAAAAAGAAAAAGCGGATTACAGTGCCATTAGTACATGGGGAATTTTTAAAGCTGGTTTTAATCAGGATCAAATTATATTATTAGATTGTATCAAAGAGCGTTGGGAATTTCCTGAATTGAAAAAGATTGCTTTAGAGCAGTATGAGTATTGGGAACCAGAAACAATTATTGTTGAAGCTAAAGCAAGTGGCATGCCCTTAATACAAGAACTTAGACAAGTAGGAATTCCTGTGGTAAGTTATTCGCCGTCACGTGGTAACGATAAGTTAACAAGAGTAAATTCTGTGTCTCCTATTTTTGAAGCGGGTCAAGTGTGGGCCCCTGAAGGAAAAAAATTCGCGGAAGAAATGATTGAAGAATGCGCCGCATTTCCTTATGGTGAACATGATGATTTAGTTGATAGTATGACGCAAGCCTTAATGCGTTATCGTCAAGGTAATTTTATTGCGCTGAAGGATGATTATGAAGACCCGATTAAACCTATTTACGAACAACAACCCGAGTATTATTAAATGGTAGCTCAAGCTGCAGTACCTCTAACGGTTATCGCGACACAGATGGGAATATCTGTTCCTGCTGTCATTGATTATTTTAAAGGGCAAAACATAGATCTTTCAGGTTACGGTGCCAATGATTTAGTGGACCTCGAAACATTATTCCCTGAGACTGAATCACAACGAATTAAAGAATACAAAACATACGGAGACAGTTTTTATGATGCGCCTCCCGTGATCGGCGATACGTCTTTAGATAATATTGTCTTACAAGCAAAAAAAGATGATTCGAAAGAAAAGAAAACAACAATAGATCAAGAAGGAAATGTTTTACCTGATCTACCCGATCAAATGCCTGATCCTAATGATGATGGACCAAAGATAGATATTAATTGGAAAAGATTAGCTGAAGTACTAATGGAAGAAGCGGTGGATCAAACAGTCACCAAACTTGAAGATAAGTTTATAGATATTCAAAAGAAAAAAAAGAAAGGTGTTAATTTTGCTCCTGAAAAAACGGATAACGTTACACGGTTACATAAGATGCGATTACAAAATATTATTGATGGTAAGACGGATACATATCCAGGTGGCCCACAAAACGAGCGTATAGTTTTAAATGGTCCCGAAGGATCTAATCTACCTCCTATTGCTATAGGGAATATTAATTTTGAAGATTGGACAAATAAAATTACATTAAGTGATGAAGAAATTTTTAATCAAAAGGATTGGTATAAAAAAGTATATGAGAGTTTTGATGTTGTTACTGGAGGAGATAAAGATCTTCGTGATAAAGTAGCAAGAGCATGGTTATCAGGACAAATTAATGAGTCTCCCACAAATGCTTTAACCAATGTTTTATATATTTATGAACAATATAAAAAAGGTGTGCCGTTTGATGACGTAAAAGGAAAAGGTCTTCCTGCACCAACAAATAATATTAAAAGCATTATTTACGGAAAAGATATTGAAAGTGGTATTGGTCCAAAGATAGCTGATTTTATTGATGCGGGTGAAGGTTTAGTAACGCGTTCCATTATGAATAATGACACGGCAGGCGGTTCGCCGTTCGTGGTCGACGTTCATACAGCAAGAGATACAGGAATGGTAGATCCTACTTACTTAAATAAACTTCGAGAACTTGGTTATATTGTTCCTGAAAATATTAAAACTGATTTTGGTCAAGGAGGTATTACAGGAACTAAATATGAAAACAGATCTTTATTTGGTCAAGATCTTACAAAATATTTAAATGATATAAACTGGAAAGGTAAGAACGATTGGATCCCTGCAGAAATTCAAGCAATCGGTTGGATGAACTTAACAAAGATGTATGGTGAACTAGGCACTAGTGGAGATATTGATATGGCGCTTAATAGAAACTTGCGTCGTCTTTCTATGGAAGTCGATCCTGGTGAAGGTTCTCCGTGGTTCGTGGAATATGGAGAAAAATATAATGCCTTACCTGATGATAAAAAATTTAAGGTAAATGAAGAAGTGACAGCTAAAGCAATTGAATATGTTAGAGAGCTTACAGGAGTTGATTTTAGTGGAACTGTTCATGGTACAGGTGGATGGGAATTGTATCAAAATCCATCAACCGTGCAACAAGCCTACATGTCAAAAGAAACCGCAAAAGACGCGGCAGCTAAACTTGCCTATATGCTTAATCAAACAGAGGTATGGGTTAATACGGCAAAAGAGTTAACAAAGAACCCTAATCATTTTTCTTTAGATATTGTTGAAGATGGGTCAGAAAATCTACGTGATAGTGATACATTGAAATCTTTATTTGAAAGAATTATAAACGCGGATCCTAATGGTTTATTTCGTGGTTATCAACCTATAATAGTAGACGGAAATGCAGGAATTCGTATAATTATTGACAAAGATGCTATTAAGAATTCTCCTTTAAAAAAAGCAGATATACTACCTTATATTCAAGAATTTACTCAAAATCAGCTTAATGATATTACAAATGATTTGAATTTAGATGCTAATACGTATATATCTGAAATAGAATTAGAGAAACTAGTTAACAATTGGAAAAAGGATAAACAAGGTGGCAGTTTTAAAAACAACTTTAGTGACGACTCCTCAACAACTTCCGAGGGTGGAAGCAGGCCAAACATCTATAATTATGCAGAACAACTTACGAAGTTCTTCGCAAAAATCCTCCAAAGAGAATCAACCAATATCCAAGACACAACCAAAAAAATAACGAAGAAAAAATTAGGTGGCTCTATTGAAATACCTTCATTTCATTTTGGTGGCTTTATAGACGTGAATAGGTTATAAAAAATTATGGCTGATAATAATATTGATCAAAAAATACAATCCGTTGTTGGTGAAACAATTGAAGAAGCAATTCAAAACGAAGAACCAGTAGAAATTGAAGTAGTTACCGAAGAAACTATTATCTCTGATGAACCAGAAATGGATCAAGACTTTTATGGTAATTTAGCGGAGGACATGGACGACGGTGATCTAGGAGTTATTGCTAGTGATCTTATGGGTGATTATGAAAATGATCGGGCGTCACGCGAAGAGTGGGCCCATACTTACACACAAGGATTAGATTTACTTGGAGTAAAGTTTCAAGAAAGAACAAGACCGTTTCGCGGTGCGAGTTCCGTTACCCATCCTTTATTAGCAGAAGCTGTTACACAATTTAGTTCAACCGCCTTTAAAGAAATGATGCCATCTGATGGTCCTGTGAGAACGCGTGTCGTGGGAAAAGAATCAGTTGAAGTATATCAACAATCACAACGCGTAAAAGAATTTATGAATTACAACATTACACAAGTAATGGAAGAGTACACTCCTGAACTTGATCAGATGTTATTTTATTTGCCACTCAGTGGTTCCACATTTAAAAAAGTATATTACGACGGACAACTAGGACGTGCGGTTTCTAAATTTGTTCCTGCTGAAGATCTTGTTGTTCCTTACACAGCTAGTGATTTAGATTCATGTGAACGTGTTACACATCTTGTTAAACTTTCAGAAAATGATGTACGTAAAAAACAAGTTGCAGGTTTTTACCGAGACATTGATATTACGCCGTCACCTCCTGATACACCAACGTACAGCACAGGAAATATTAAAGATGCTATTAATAATTTAGAAGGTGTTCAAACAACAGGAGAATCAGAAACAGTTTCTATTTTAGAGTTTCATGTAAACTTAGATCTAATTGGTTATGAAGATAAAAGAGATGATGAGGAAACAGGAATTAAACTTCCCTATATTGTAACTCTAGAAGAGTCTTCAGGAAAAGTTTTATCTATTCGTCGTAACTATGATGAAGATGATCCGTTATTTAAGAAGAAACAATATTTTGTACATTATAAATTTTTACCAGGTTTAGGATTTTATGGTTTTGGTTTAATACATTTAATTGGTGGCCTATCGCGTACCGCGACACAAGCATTACGTCAATTAATTGATGCTGGAACATTAGCTAATCTTCCTGCGGGTTTCAAGACACGTGGTCTACGGATCGCCGATAATGATGAGCCATTACAACCAGGTGAGTTTAGAGATGTTGATGCACCGTCTGGTGCTATTCGAGAAGGCTTAATGCCATTACCTTATAAAGAACCATCACAAACATTATTTGGTTTACTTGGTTTTGTTGTTGATGCAGGTCAACGCTTTGCACAAATTGCAGACATGCAAGTAGGTGATGCAAATCAAGGTGCCCCTGTTGGAACGACAATTGCTTTATTAGAACGTGGTTCGCGTATCATGAGTAGCATTCACAAAAGAATGTATTATGCAATGCACAAAGAATTTAAATTATTAGCTAACGTTATTCAATCATACCTTCCTGAGGAATACCCTTATGCGGTTGTTGGAGGAGATAGATCTATTAAACAAACAGATTTCGATGAACGCGTGGATATTATTCCCG